AGGCTCCGCCGAGAGTGGAGAACGGCTTGTTCTGTACGCTGTCCCATGTGGGGGATGTGATGCTCTCGAGCATTGCTATAATCTGCTCGTATACATCGGGCGACGGGTCTGGTATAGGCTGACCGAGATAGTCCGCGATACTGTCTTTGACTTTGAGACAGCACGGGCGCGTGGTTTTGAGCACACTCGGTTTTTCCGCAGAGCCTGCCTGCACCCCAACAAATATACGCCTGTGTTCTCCCGCCATCATAGGCACGCCGCATGAGTTTCCACTCATCACAACCGCCTGATAGCTTCCGTCCTCACAGACAAAGTACACGGTTTTGACCTTGTCCTGCCACTCTTCATCAAACACAAATTCCGCGACGTAGTCCGAGTTGTGAGATATAACGTCCTCGCCAGCCGTAATTGTCGGCACTCTGTCACGCACCGTGATGTGTATTGTGGTTAGCATTCATTTTCACCTCCTGTCAGCTTGATGAATTTCCTAAGTGTGGTTAAGTCACTGTAAGATAACTTTATATCCTCGTTTTCTGATATTTCTATCGGCAGTTCGGTGTCTCCGAGGTCAACATCAAGGTTCATAAGCTCATTGAATCTTTGGTTGAACTCAGCTTCCGTTTCCGCAATAGGTTCATATCTGCCGTTTTCGAGCCTGCAATACTCGCCGAGAATTCGCATTCGTTGAACGTCGTAGAACTTCATCTGCGCTTCTATCTTGTCGAGAAAGCCGAATAGCCTATATAACGTTTTCAACGACAGGTTCTGCGCACACAGTTTTTTGAACGCTTCCTGCGCATAGATTAAATCTGACATTTTCATGTTAATTACCTAACGTTTCTTGTTTATTGTAATATATCGTGTCTACGTAAAGCCGATTGAAGTAGTTTAGCGTGCTTCCTATATCCCAAACTCCCTTTTTCCCGGGGACTATACATTGGTTGGAGGTCTGTACTTGAAGTTGATAGCTTGCAGATGAATTGTCTGGGTCTTTGAAGTAGATAAACGAACCGTACAATTCAAGGAACGCCGCCATTCCCGATATTGGAGACTGCACACCGACTTGAACAACGCCGTTTTGTGCGCTCATCTTTGATGTGACAATAGTGTAGTTCTCGTTTTCCGCAAAAAATACCTTGTTGACATAAAGATTGTCTGTGGTAACATTGCCGCCGTCTATTGTTGTTGCACCGCTTGTTGACAGGTCTGTAAACGTTACAAGTCCGTTGAAGTTAATATCAGCCGACGAAATCTGAACATTTCCGCTTTTCAGCGATATTGTAGCTTTGCCGCGTGAAGTTTTCGGAATAAAGCACTTTATCTTGAAGTAGTCGCCGTTCTTGTGTACGCTTGAATCCTTGATGTACTTGAACGTAATATAGTGATTTCCCGACGGCACTGTCATAGTCAAGTCAACGTAACTCGAACTTGATTCATTTTCGCCCGAGAACGCTTTCTTAACGCCCGTTGTGTCAGCGGTATTGCTCATTTCAAGCGCAGTGTCAAGACTAGAGACAATACCATAGTCGTGTTCGGCTTCTCCGTATGAGATGCAACGTATAGTGATAGTAGTTGACCGCGTAAAGTTAAACTTAAAACCGCCATACGAATAAGAACTATGCACACCTGCGTTTTGAGAAGTGTAATATCCGTCCGAAGTTTTTGTAAAGTCATATTCGTTGTCAGGAACTGCGGGAATACCATCAATATTTGGGTGCTGGTCATAAGTTCCGACTTCTTCCGCGGACGTGCTTCCCGCAGTTTCCGTAGCGGTAAGGTCAAGCGCGTTCGCCGAAAGACGTATAGATGAGCTGTCGGCATTTGCAAACAAAGTCAGCAGAGCGCGGACGTTTGAGCCGATTGTTCCCGAACCGTAGGAAGCCGATAGGGATATTTTAGATTCAATGCCTTTCTCGGTTTTCTGTATAAGTTGTTCGATTGCCGTTGTTGTGGTTATCGTGCTTCCGCTTGATACCTCAACGAATTTACCCTCTACAGCAGAGGTAATAGAAGCTTTGCCCTCCTGCGTGTTCAGATAACTCTCTACAGCTGTAGACAAATCCGTGTCGCGTAGCATTGACTTCTTGATTGCTTCAAGTTCGCGTTGCTGTACCGGCTCAATCTCGCGTACAAGTCCGCCCGTTGATTCATATTCAACCTTGCCGAATCCATTCCACTTGATTGTTTGGGAGAATATCGGGAGAGTTTTCACCTCGTCATAATCATTAACTACAGTGATAATGTCTCCGCATTTAATTTCGGGATACCATTCGGCACGTACCGCAATAGGAGAATAAGCAGGGAAGAGTGAAGCCTTTGCAAAAATCGCGTTCACATAAGGCTGTAGCGCAGGTATCTCCGTGTCGTTCTCGATGTACAGAAACGGATTGTCGCTGATAACATAAGTGTTTGTTCCCGTACCCGCAGTCACGAGCTGGTCTCCGTAAGAAGTGTAGCATTCGAGCTTGCCTATAACGGGAGTTTCAAATTCACTCTCGCTCATCTCAAATCGGTCTGTTTTGAGAATTTTGTAGGAGTTTGTTGTAAATGTGCTTAACTCAACTTTGCCATCCGCATTTACTCTCGCATAACAGCCTGCCGCTTCCGCAATCCACGCAAGCACTTCACGCGCCGTGTAGTCCGAGGTTGAGAACGGATTGAAAGTAAAGTTTTTTGTAGAGTTTGTAAACGTTGTCGTGATAGGTTCAATACCCACTGCGGTGCAAAGGGAAGAGAAAACCGCGCCGAGAGTGACGGGGAATGTCATGCTTTCGATGAAATCCGAAGCAGAAACTTCAAACTTCTGCATACGGTCATAAGCGGTAAAGTCTATGAGCTTGCCGCGAACTTTGTCGGGTCTCTCGCCTTTGAAAACGCCGACCGTCACATACTGAAATGCCGCGCCGACCTTAACGCCTATTTGCAAAGTAAATTCCTGTGTAAAATCGAAGTTGTTAAACTTGTTGTCAACATTGAACAACGTCATTTCAACTTGTTTACAAACAGCTTTGCCAAAGGTATAGTCAGTATCTCCGTTCAGAATGTCCGTAATCTTAACACCATCACCCGTTATCGCAACGTCAGCTTTTCCGAGAACCGTGTTGTCGGCAAAAGTTATCTTGATATCCTGTTCGGTATGAGCGCGTATAGCTTCAAGTAAACTCGCGACAGGTTGAGCAACGCTAATCACGTCCGAAGTCTTGTAGTCCGAACTGTTGTTGTTTGAATCGTAAGCGCATACTCTATACTGCACTGTAAGCCACGCAGAGCCTACTGTGTCGATGTAAGATGTGTTCTCGCCCCGATATACCGTCATGTAGCTTGCGCCATCCACAGAACGTTGTAGCGCATATCCCGCCGCATTTGAAACGCCCGCCCATGTGATTGTTGCCGATTGCCCCGCGGTGAGGGCAGGAACGGTTATAGTCTCTGGCATTGACGGGACAGTTGAAGTGCCGCCGACAATCGTTCGTATGTCCGAAGCCGACCACGTTGCGGAATATACATCTCCGTCTTTATAAGCCGCAACTCTGTACTGCACTTTAGTCCACGTAGACTGAGCCGTATCGGTATATGACAGGTTCGCGCCTTTGTAAACGGTAATATAGTCTCCATCATCTACTTTGCGCTGTAGTTCATATCCTTCCACCTCTGAAACCGAGGGGGCTGTCCACGTTACGGTATAAGTATCTCCGACGTTAATAGTGTCAGGAATTTCAGGATAGCCGGGTGGATTAGGTGCTGATATGGCGGTTATGTCATCGCTTGTGTTCCAATCGGACTGCGTTTTTCCCGATACCGCACATACGCGATAGCCATATACTGTGTAACGCGTTTGTATCTGGTCGTCAAAATAAGTGTTTGTGCCGCTGTATCTTTGAGAATAAGAACCGCCCGCGCTGGTTTTTCTCTGCAAGATGTACGAATCCGCACCGTCGACCGCCGACCACTTAATAAGAGCACCTCTACCTTTAACTAACTTCGGTATAGTCAGTGTTGCGGGAGGTGTTAAAGCACTTGCAAACATGACCGTGTAACATCCGTCTGAATCCGTAGTGTCTGAAACGAGCAGGGAAGAGGAAAGATTCAAAGCGGGACGAACACCATAGTTACCACGGTAAACATTGTTGCCGCCCAAACTACCATCCAAGTTGACACCCCGAGCGATGTTGGCGAACGAGTGGTGAGGCGTTCTCAGCCACCAATACCAAGCGGTAGTCTTGCTCGAAGGTTTGGAACTCGAAGGGGTATTACTGAAACACTGCTGCGTAACATACCCGATACGAGCGGTATTGCTCGTGTAGTAACCCCACGCCGCACCTTCGGCGATACTGTTCTCATTCGAGAGACCGACTTCGGTTGTGGACGGCAGGAATACTTTGCGTACAACATCCTCATAAGAGCCACCGTCTATACTCGGCTTGACAACACGAATGGTTGTCGAGAGAATAGCGGCTTTTTCATCATCGGTAAAACCGTTCAGAAAACCGGGGCGAGCTGCGTACTGAGTGCCGTAACCACCTGTACCTGCCGTAGTATCGGGGGAATGGTCTGCGCTATGAGCTGCGCTATACCATGCGCCACCTGCGGCATCTTTGTTGAGCCATTGGTCGAGGTTGGAGACGGAATAGCGGTTGTTACCGTATTTCTGCCTATCAGAATTGCTGTTACTCGGCTCTTCTGCGTCAAAGCACCTTAAATCAAGGATTTCTGCGGCGTGAAGAGTTACCGAGTTCGAAGGATAAGCGGGAGTGGACACATGATTTTTCGCAACAATAGTCCATATTATAGGCTGCGCTTCCTCTGTGTTCACTTGATACTTGCCGAACTTGACTTTTGAGCCTACGGCAAGATTTGATAAAGCCTGCGACACGTTATCCCCCCCTAAAATTCAATGATGTTGAACGACAAATCGAACCGCGCAACTTCTTCTTTGTCAATCCAGTAGTATTTTGTTGTTGCCGACCTGTCGCCCGCGTAGTATGTGCCGGAGCGCGTACCGCCTTTTTGATACGGGTCTGGGCAGACTGCCGTGAAACTGTCGGAATTGACGGCATTGAGTATCGAAGCCATTTCCGCCCATGTCAGGCAGTTCCACTTGAAACCGAAGTTTATTTTTTGCCCCACACGGTTTCGGTGCAAAACGGATGTCGCGTCTCTCTCAGCACTTTCATCAACGTCTGCTATTGAGGGATTCCATTCGGAAGGGTCGGGAATACTAACCCCCCCGAACTTTATTCCCATTGTGTAATTGAGTAATGATATCATGTTTAACCACCCGTAACCTGTTCAACCATCTTCTGGGAGCGTTTTACCGCGCGTCCCAAAGCAACAGACGGAGAAATCGAAAGTTCCTTGTCAGCAATCTTTTGTAACAGTCTGTTTTGTTCTCTAAGAAGTTTGTTCTGCTCTGCGGTATCCTTGTCCGAACCGGAACTGTTCGCGCGGAGTACGCCGTTCATAGCGTTTGTGACACCTGCCTGAATGCCCGCTATAATCTGACCGTTGTTCGCAACAGCGTTTTTTCCGCCTATAGTGCCTACCAGTTCGGGTCCAGCTTCACGCGCAACGAATAACTGTCCCATAGTCGGGAAACCGCCGTCCGCAAACTGATTATCGAGAGAGCTGAACAGCAAATCATCAACAATGGAATCCGTCTTAGTCTTGCGAATCTTTTCTCTCGCTTCCTCAACCTTGCTGAAATCGGCTTTTACATCAATAGTGACACCTGCGGTCATGCCGTCAAGGTCTTTGACTTTTCCGCTGAAATAATCGACTTTATCCGCCGCGTCTTGGAGCGCAGTTTCCGCATTATTAACCGCAAGTGATGTATCTTTAACGGCTCCTTCCGCGTCTGCGAGGTCGTCCATCCATGATATAAATTGAGTTGACAGTTCTCCGCCTAAAACGCTTGCAAGTTCTGCGTTTTTTACGCTTAACCAGTGTATGCTGTCGGTTGTTATATCACTCGCGCTTGTAATGTCCTGCAACGCTCTTGTGTTAAGCCCGAGAGAATCAAGGAAACCCTTGTTGTCGCTTTTGATAAGGTCATATATCTTCTGTTGTGCTTCTTTCTGTCTCTCCGTAGCTTCTATATTATCTTGCTTTAGTTCGATAAGTTTATATTCAGCGTCCGATTGCAGGATGTATGCGTTTTTGATTGATTCATTGTACGCTTCAAGCAGAAGTTCCTTTTCTCGCGACTTGATGAGCTTGTCAAGTTCGTCGCGCGTCTGAACGATAGAACCCTTGTCGTTAACTTCAATTTCTATAATCCCCATTGAATTGATTTCGTTTACGAGAGTTTTCAAAAGTTCAGCTTCCGCTGTGGTTCTTTGTTCCTCCGGAATGTCGTTGAGTTTGAACGCCTCATTTATAAGCCTTTTAAGCGTAGCCATTTTTAGCTCAACCTCTTTTACCGGAGCATCGAGCTTGTCTACGCGCAATTGTAATTCAGCCGCTATTTCAAGGTCTATCTTTGCCTTGTCTGCAATTTTCTGGATTTTTGCGTGAAGTTCCTGCGTGTCGAGAAATTTTTGCTTCTTCTCATCAAGCCCAACCTTGACAGCCGCAATAGCCGTAGCGATTGTAGCCAGTATGCCTATCACAAGTCCAGCCTTGCCCCATTTAACGGTAAGTCCCACTATAGTAGCAAGCGAACCGAGAACCGCTTTAAGTATATTTTCTTTCGTCACTTCGCCTGAAACAAGATTCTTTATACCGTCAAACTCAAACGCAAGTCCCGCAAAAGATATAGCAAGCGTAGCAGAAGTTCCAAACCCGCCACCGAACAGCTCCGATACCTTTATGCCGAGAAGAGCCGCCACAATTTCTGTTGCATACTCTTTGATGGTTGCCCATGTGTCAAGAAGTCTGTCCGACCATTCCGTAACGCTTGACGAGATGTTCTCCATTGACACCTCTTCAAACATTCCGCTGTAGTCGGGAGTGGTCTTGCCGGAAGAACTGCCCGTGCTTGATATAACGTTCAGCTCGTCAAAACCCGCAAGGAGCTGTTTCTGAGCCGCCGCAGAATCCTTAGCCGCTTCCGCATATTCTTTCTGCTGGCGAATAGCCTTAGTCCACGAAGAAGCACCAGTCATTTTCGCGACAAGCTGATTCAACCAGTTTACACCCTCGACTATTCTATCAATGAGCGAATCGAATACGGGAATGAGCGCGTTGAGTATCGGAGCTGTCATAGCACCTACAGAGTTTCGGAAATATTGCAGGGAAGTGGCGGCGCTGTCCATACTGCTTGCAAAGTCAGTCCCGACCGCCTTACTGTATTGGTAAAGGTTGTTTACACCCTCGCTGAATGCCTTTGCAATCTGTTTCAAGAACTCATTCACGGTACGATAACGAAGGATTCTTTCAAGTGAACCCGCAACCTTGCCGATAGTCTCGCCGAAAACCGAGTTCTTGAATCTCTTGCTCATCTGTTTGCCGAGGTCTTTTATGGACTTCGCAGCACCTTTTGCTTTGGCTTTGAGTTCGCCAAATTTCGCCGTTATCGAAGCAAGCGGTTTTTCCACAGCGTCAAGCTGTTCCGCATTTTTGATAAGGCTTTCGAGTATGTCGCTTTGACTTGTCTCTTTGCCCGCCGACTTGAGTATGTCGTTAAACTGCTTCTTCATCGCCGCAGTCGGTTTGGCAAACATGGAATCAAGCGTTGAATCGAACATAGCTTTTTGTATTTCAGCTCTTTGCCTTTTCGCTTTGGCATTGTACTTTTCCCAATCAAACGGCACAGACATTCCGCCGGTATTAATTCCGTTGCCGCTCATTTTGGCTTTTCTCGCGTCCATGTATCTATTGACAGCTTCCGTTATACCATAATCATCTGTGATTTTCCCGCTGCTTGATTTCAACTTTTTGCTCATCGCAATAAGCTGCTTATAAGAGCCTACAGTAACTTTGTATTGTTTAGATACCTTCGCGGCTTCTTCACTCATTTTCCTAAGTGCAGACGTGCCGTTTTTAATACCGTTTGTATCAACCATCTTGTCGATGCCGCTTGCCGAACTCATTTCGCTTGCAAACTTTTTGAACGGTTCGAGCGTTTTCACAAGATTTTTCAGCGCGCTTTCCGCTTTCTTTGTCTCGGCAGTGACTACTATTTGTAGATTGTCTATTGTTCCGTCAGCCATTGTTTTTGTTCTCCTTTCCACTGAATTTTTGTCGCATAGCGGAAAGCCACGAGAACGCTTGATTTTGTACTTCCGCTTGTTTTTTAGCTTTTTCCGCTTCTTCCTCGGCTTTTCTCTGCCTTTCGGTTACGGAATACGGCTTTTCGGGATATTTGCCGGGCTTTGTACCGCGTTTTGCAAAAGCATGAAGAATAGGAGCGAGACAACCTACAGCCTCGTATACATAGATTCCTTGTAACCACGCCGCATAATTATCTCGCTCCTGTCTGTATTCTTCTGCTTCTCGGTAGTAGCGAAGTTCTGTAAAGTCTCCGTTCCAGTATGTGTCATAGGGAACTCCTATAGACATATAGTAGGAGCACAAATTATCCGCATACTCCGCAAACCACGGCTTGTCAACTGTCGGTTCAGCGTCAGTTATGCCCGTATCGCCGGAAGATGGTGTTATCCCTTCACCGTCTTCCACTTCACGTTTCCCTTGGGAGACATTTCTTCGATTACCTCATTTACCATTCTGAAAAGGATGTCGGAAAGAGTGTTTGCAGTTTCGCCTTCCTCTCCGTCTTCCGAATTGGCAAATTCCTTGTAAATAGCCATTCTTTCATTTCTCGGTACATTCTTGTGGCAAGCATCGAAAGCCGCACAGAAAAGGTCTTCCTGCGCCGTCAGAAGATGGTCTTCAAGGTTTCCGAAAGAAAATCCGCTCTTCTCAAGTCGTTTGAGCGACGCAATTGTGTAGCCGAGGGTATATGCTGTTCCGTTGTATTCAAACTGAATTGTAGTTCTGTTAGCCATGGTTTATATTTCCTTTCTTTAATCAGGTATCGTCTGAAAGTGAGGGAGCTGTCAGTGCGGTTACGGTGACGGTGCAATGAACAATTTCGTTTACTCCAGCACCGTTTACTTTAAGAGAGTACATTCCCTTAAAATTGAACTTGCCGTTAATACCTGTTGCAGTGTATGTGCCGTCGTTCGCACTTGTACCGCCAAACCAAACGGAAAGGTCTGTTTCTGTGTTCTGACCTGCTTCAAGAGCCTTATATTCCGTCTTGGTGTAGTTAGCTTCAAATTCAATGCTTTCCTGCTGCTGAATGCCGAGTACACTGACAGATACGTAATGCGAAAGAGTTGTAGCGTCAAGCGTTTCGGGAGTACCGCCGAGGTCGCCGAAAGAGTTTATATCAATGAGCTTTGTGTATGTGCTTCCTGTGCCTTTCTTCATCAGGAATACGCCCATCGAGGTTACAGGTGTAGGTATAGCCATCTAAATTACCTCCTATAGATAACATTATTCTTGTCCGCACATCCTGTATAACGTGCGATAATTCTGTAAATCGTGCCGTCGTTTAAAGAAACAGGCTGCGCCGCAGTCCTCAAAAATCCGCGCATGGTGAGCTGTCGGTCTATTTCAGCGAGAATTGTTTTCGCTTCCGTTTTGCGCTCTCCCACTTTGTTGGAGTAAATATTCACCTCATAAAGCAGATTCACGTGATTCTCGCGGTTAGAGCTGTCAATCGTGTCCGAACGCACAAGATTGTCCGCTTCAACAATGCTCACAAACGGAAATGATGAGGGCAAACGCTCTTCAATGCCCGATATAGACAGGGCAGGAAACTTCTCTTTGAGCGCATTGTAAAGCTCCGTGTAAAGCACGTTTTCAATGTCAATCATGAGAACACCTCCTTTGCGATATCGTATATTCTTCGGCGCATTTCCTCGGAAGCGTCCCACATGCACCGGTTGGCATTGTTGCCGTGAGTTCTTATTCTTCCGTTGCCGAGGTCTTCACCGTTCGTTCCGGGGTCTCCGCGATAGTACCATGTGTAGTTTTGTCCGTAGCCCTTGCCGTATGCACCACGAATCATGCCGAGTTCGTCAGCCTTGGGATGCGTCACGGGATTATATACGCCGGTTCCGAATTCGATAAACAGTATTGATTCACCAGAAGCGTTTATGGCAAGCGTATGTTCGTCAAGCCATGTCGGCGAAGAATCAACCACAACATCATTTACGCCGTCATACTCCGCGCTTTGAAAATGGATTGCCGCCTGCGTTATGCCTATGTCGGCGAGTTTTTCAAGAAACGTGTTCAGTTTTGCTCCGAGACTGCGCGTGTAGTCTTTTATCTGACGCGCGACTTTCCACGTGTTTCTTATTCTGATGTTTATCATCCGTCGACCGTCACCCGCCTTATCGCATAGGAAACGCTGTTTAACGACCGTGCAGCTTTTGTCACAATGTAATCGTATTCCATGCGCCCGTTCGCGTCATAGGTTAAAGGCTTGTCGATGCACAATACGGTGTGTTCGTCAATCTCAAAATTCGGTTCATCTATCACAATAATTTTGTCGTACTGTATATCCGTTCCGAACGTTTCAACTATAACGTCGCCATACATCGAAGCCGACTTAGCCGCCGATATGTTAGCCTTATACTTCTTCGGAGTTGAGTATTTCGCGGTGTGTTCTCCCGTGTACAGTCCGCTTTCGTCTTTTCCGTCCTCGTTTCCGAGATATAGTGCATACCAAAATTCGCGCTTGTTCTTTCTCAAACATCTCATGTCGGTCTGCCTACTTTCGGAATGATTTCATTTAGAAGCTGTTCGGACACCCATTCAGAACTCCACTTTCGGTCAATACCATTCTCGGAATGAGAGAGCTGTCCAGACGCGCCGAGCCTGTTGTACATGTCTTCCGCTATGCGTATTTTGAGGTCTCTGTACCGTTCTTCAAATGTAGCATTCTCTCCCCCAAAGGGGAAACGGCGGGAGATTATGATATTTTCCGCGCTTTCAAGCAGCTCATAGAGAATGCGTGTATCACTTTCTTCCGTTCTGATTTTCAAGCGTTCAATGTCGGTCATTTTCTCCCGCCTTTCTCATTTCTTTTTGCGTGTGTTAGTTGTTGTCTTCGGCTTTTCTTCCGTCACAACAGCCTTTTCTTTTTCTTCGGTTATCACTCCGTGCGCCGAAAGCTCCGCAGTATCGGAGGAAGATATCTCAAACTTTTCTCCCGCATTGTGCCACACACCACGGTAATTAACCGAATAATTAGGTGTGAGGTAAATCATCCGTCAGTTACCTTGAGAGTTACAACTTCGTTCATTCTCTCGTAGGAAGGAAGAACGATTTCGGAAGCGTAGATATTTGTGACGGCGGGATGAATTTGTACATTCTGTGTAATTGTGATGCCTGTATCAACAATGCTGACTTCTGTGTTCGCACCGGAAATAAGTCTCGCTTCCTCGGGAGTTGTGCCGTACCAAGTTCTGCCCAGTGTACCTTCGGGAATGAATGTAACATATCCGTCGGGAACGAATGATTTGGTTGCACCGCTTTCGTTCTTATACTTCTTCGAGTAAACAATAGGTCTGATTCCGGTTTCGTTTTCGATAACATCGGAAGCTCTTGCGCCTGTTACATAGCTCTGTACAACGCCCGATGTTGAAATAATGGAGTTCTTAACAGCGGAGGTGGCTTTCAGAAGGTTGAATGTTGCGGAGGACATAATGGCATATCTTATTTCAGAACCTGAAACGTCAGCTGCCTTGTTCTTCATATCCTCGAAGTCCTTAATCGGGTCCGCCGTGGAAGCCGCTGACCAAAGAGCTGTAGAGGTAAGTGCAGAATAGTTGTTAGTCTTCCATGTATCGTTGGGGTCGTAGTCGTATTCATAGGCTACACCGTTCGCTTTTATTGAAATAGCCATATCGCCACTTTCGGGGAAAAGAAGAGACATTCTCATACGTTCAGAGACAACATGAGCGCCGTCAATGAGGTCTCTTAAATAGTCAAAAGTGCGATTAAGTATAGCCAGTGCGTAAGGCTCATTGGATTCTCGCACCTGAAGGAATTCCTGAATGTCATTTTCAGAGAGCTTATGAGCTGCGCGGAAAAACGGCATTTCTGTTTCAAATCTTGAAAGTTCTCCAATCTCACGATAAGTTGCCTGAGCGTCAAAAGCTGAAGGGGCGAGAGAAACAGGAAGTCCGCCGTATCCTTTTACCCAAGCAAGACGCAGTCCTGCCTTCTTTTCGGCAGGGAAAAGTCCTTCGCCGAAATATGGAATTCTGTTAGAGGCTGTCTGTTCATAGTTAGCCGCAATTGCGTGCGCTGTGATAAATTCGCTAAGATTCATTATTCAAGTCTCCTTTCACATTAGGCGTTAGTCTCTGTGTCGGTTCTTATAACAAGTCCCGAAACAGCAGTGCCAAGAGTTGTAATGTCTATGCCGGAGTGAGCCTTTGCTTTAACACCGTCTATAACGCCCTGTACAACGATTGCACCGTTGGGATTGACTGTCGGGTCTACGTCATAAAGAAGTACGCCGACAGCATCTGTAACTCCGCTTGAGGGAGCTGTGCCGTCTGCTGTGAGCGGCGTTCCGGCTTTAACAAGGGAAGTGCCGGCGACGGTAATGGGGATTGCATTGTAGTTATTAGTCGCAAGAATAGTGAACATCTTGCCGGATTTTGTTTCTTTTACCTGCATTTTCTATCTCCTTTTTTAAAATTTTTTAAAACTTCAAATAATGTTCAAGTGCGTTCTTATTGACTTGATTAGCTTCTGCGGTACGTTTGCCGAGCTGTTTTGCGAGAGCAATTTCAGGACTGTCTTTTTCAGTGTTGCTCCCACCGTTTGGATGAAGCCCGCGTTCAATATTTTCCTTGAACCTCTTTTCACATTCGGCGTTATATTTCTTCTGATTTTCGAGAACCGCGTCCATGTCACCGTTGAATATTGCTTCTGCGGTAGACTTTGCAAGTTCTGGAGAGTATCCGACTTCCAGGTATTTAGCGGTGTTCTCGGCAATAGAGGTCTTTTTCAGCAGTTCATTGTATTTGTCCTGAAGTTCCTTCATTGCTTCGTCGGACTGAGCCTTAGCCGCTTCTTCGGAGGTCATTTTCTCTTTAAGGCTTCTCTTTGCCGCCGCGAGGTCAGATGCGGTCTTGTCAAGCAGTTCTTTCTTTACATATCCCGATAAGTCGACTTTTTCAGGGATATCAAGTCCGAGAAGAGCCTTGACCTGGTCTTCCGCGCTCATTGTGTCGAATCCTTCGATTGTTGAGGTGTCAATGTTAGGCATAATAAATTCTCCTTGCGTTTTTCGGTCTTCTCTGACCTGATATTTTTTGCGCTTTTATACTGCATCTCCGCAGTCTGCGAATTTTATAAAGCGACTTCTCTGCCGCTGATATATTAAGGCATGAGCCGTATATCCGTTATTTTCTTTCTATAGGTGCGAGGTAACATCTGCAATGCCAGTGCTGCTTGTCGGGTGCTTCGTTAATAGGGAATATTTCTCCGTCAAGCGGCTTGCAAATCTCGCATACCTTTTCGTCCTCTAGCGTCACCCACATCACATACTCAACTCCCGCGTCCTTGTATGCTCTGAGTACCGTCTCGTCAGTCACTATATCGGCGTATTGGGCGGTCATATTCGACCATAGGCTTACTGCACGTCTCCACTCGCCGTTAACGTCCGAACGCGTCCTGAGAGCTTCTGAAAGCCTGTCGCGCTTTCTTAAGACTTCGTTCTCGTATTCGTACTTTGTTACGGAATTCGGAGACGAGAGGACAGTCTCGACAAGGGTTTTTTTTGCTTTTGCGGAAATTTTTCCGATGTCCTTGTAACCGTATCGGCTTACTTCTTCGCCTATTTCTTCATATATGGCAAAGGCAAGTTCCAACATCGTGTCCCGTAAATCGCTGTCAAGGTTCTTGTAAAGCGTCGCGACAGTCTTTATAACGTGAAGCTCGTCGAATTTAGCGAGTCTTATTGAGGACTTAGCTTTTTCAAACCGCCGTATTGTCTTCTTCCGCAGTATTTCTATCGCTCTGTCCGTCGTTATGTACCGTTCTTGCATTCTCAAGCTCCTTTTCTAAGCTGTTTTCAAGCTCGGACTGTGCTTCTTCATACCACTCCATACCGCGCTGGTATGCATTCTCTACATCTGTAAACAAGCCGGAAATGTCGTAAGCGTCGCGCGGATGAACCTTTTCGTTGTTGAGTAGTTCACAAAGAACCTGCGCTTTCGATTGAATGTCGGTGAGGTTTTCGCGGGTAAACTGAATCTTAACATCGTTCGGGTCGAGGTCGAGAATGCCCTTGTCTTTGTAGATTTTGAGAATCAGCTTCAAAATCTCTCTTTCCGAACGCGCAAATAGCTTTTCAGTGTCGTTAGCTCTCGCGGAAGCGTCCTGCCACCCGTTGCGGAATCTCGTTCCCATGCCCGTGTCTGCCGCGGCTGAATCTCCGGCTCTTGTCGGCATACCCGTTATTTCATCAATATAGTCATACAGCGCGTCTATTTCCGTCTGAACGCCCGTCTGAGAGATTTCGGAGGATATGCGGTAAACCTTTGCTTCCGTTCCCTGACCGCTTCTGATGCAGATACACTGACCGCCCCTTGCAAGCTCCTTGTATGTGTTCTCGTCGATTTCGCAGTTTTGGAACACGTCATAGGCGTTCACAAAGTCAACAACATTGTCAACGCGAGCGGATTCAAGAGTGTTTATCATGTTGATGGGCGAGAGAACCGTCTCAAACGCTCCTAAACGAGCTTCATTCAGCGGATATTCCACTATCGGAACGCGCCCAAAGTCGTAAGCAAGCCAGTCTACAACGTCATTACCCTTTACGGTGTATCTTCCTTCCGGCACATAAACGTAGTAAATGAGGTTATCGTCCTCGTCGTACTGTTTCAGAACACCCGCGAGAGGTTTTTTCCCGATACCCGAAGAGTAGATAACAAACGCTTCTCTCGGGTCTAGGGAATAAAGAGCTGCGGGACTTCCGTCTTTCTCGTTGTCGGGGTCGGGAAGAACCATCCGCGGTTCAACTCCGCAGATGTGCATCCAGTCGGAGCACTCTTTGTCCTTTGATTCTTTTCCCTCGGAAGTCATAAGAACGTTCAGATAAGCTACCTTGTCGGATATATCCTCTTTTCCGTTCGCCGCTACATACTGAATGGGAGAACTGAGGAAGAACGAGGATTTAAAAGTAACTATCTTGTTCGGAAGGTTGATAGTGACCTTGTTGTTGTTGTCGGGTCTTACGGATTTATCTTTATAGCGGATATCCATTATTCCGCGATAAACGTCATATAAGTAATTTATTTCCGCGACATTTGCGCTGTCAAAGCCGAGCGAGTTTTCAAGCACGGACACAACGTTGTCGCTGGTTATTTTTTGTTTGTTCGTTAGTATCTTTCGCCGACCATGAAGGCTATCACAAGTAGTAAGGCGAACAATATCATTTTCAAGCACGAGAAAAACCTCCGTGTAAACAAAAATAGGGACTACCCATATGTTTTCCATACGAATAGCCCCTATCGGCTCTTACTGCAACCCGATTGTTACAGCGTTTTTATAGTGTATTTAGCTTTTCTCGAAGCGGTTATTTCAAGTATAGTGACCTCTTCGCGCGATTTCTTTATTTTAACGTCATTACCACGCTCTAAAATCTCGTTGATTATAAGAAGCGCATCTTCTTTGACGTACTTGAGACGGTGCGCGTGTTTCTCTTCTTCCATAGCCACCTCAATAAGGTCTTTGTATTACTCTTACCGTCTGCGTCTCAAACGATTGAATGAAGTCCGAAAGCATTGAGAATGCGTCGGGTACATCGTCATGTGCGTTTCTTCCCGCCATTGTATAACTGCAAAGCATACCGAGAGCGCGTTTATACTCTTTGTTGTTCTTTATAATGCTGTTATCTTTGAATAGGAAATGCTCTTTGACAAATGGAGAATCAACTATAATTCGCGTAGCCTTGTTGGCTGTCGAATATTTTGTAGTAATCCTTGTGATTCCGCCACGAGATTTTACCTCTTTTTGAACCTTTTCCGCGATTTTTCCGCCCGCAGAGTTTGATTCAAAGCGGCTCAATTTGACTTTGTGCCGTAAAAGAACCTCAACAAGCCTTGTTTCAACTATTTCGGGATTACTGTTGTCGCAGATTATTTCTTCGATGTAGAAGTCATTGCCATACTGGTAAGCAATAGGCATTACACAGTAGTCCACTCCTTTGTCCTTTGTGTCACACACAGATATAACAGCGTCCGGCGAATCCGAGGGAAGTTCAAAATAACGTCTGAGTTCGTCCTCGTTGTAGAGAAGTCCCTCGCGCTCTATCGGCTGATTCATAAACAAAGCCCGCCACGAACAATCGTCGAGGTTGTTTTTCATGTCCTCGAAGTACGCCTTATCAAAGCCTACACCATAGCGGTAATTGAAATTGCTTTCGCCGTCTTCATCAACCGCAGGCATTACGAGAAACTGAGCTTTCGGAGAATCCGCGTACATTAATTGCAGTCTTCCTATAGGGTCATGCACCGACCATCTTGTAGCAAGGTGCAATTCTTTGCAGTTTAGTTTCTTTCTCGACTTCAAATCGTTCGTGTAAGCCGTCCAGAGCTTGTCAAGTCGTTCAATACTCAATGCTTCCTCAATACCCGACACAAGGTCGTCGGCGGTCAGAAGCTTTTCACAACGTGTAGCACCTGTAAGGGAAGCACCTATAGCGCGGCAGGTAAGAGACGAAAATCGGTGTTTCTTGCCGAGGTCTATTGTCTGCTCCTTTGCGTTGGTTATAATCGTGCCTGCGGCAGGGTACACGTCGTGCCATAAATAATCAGGGTCTGACAGAATGCTGTTTACGCCGTCATATATTGAGTTAGTGAGCGTTCCCGAATGTCCCGAAGCAAGGGAACAGCTGTCGGGAAACGCGCCTATCATCATCGAATGCAGGAAGATTTCGAGAGTTGACTTTCCCGTTCCGGGCGGAAGAGAGATTGATAATATGTCAAGTTCTCCGTCCACAAGCTTTTGCATTGCGCGGCAGACAGGTTCGAGCTGCTTCCTTCGCGGAATCCAGAATCTTTTCTCGGGTTCTCGCTGAAGCTCTATATACTGCATATAGCTGTCGAGCCTTAATCCCTGCGCTTCAAGCAAAAGCACCGCCTTAAAAAAAGAACTTGCGTCTTTCGATTTATTTTGTATAATCCGCTCGGTGCAATATCTCTTTAAAGTCTCCGAATACCGCCACTTTTCAGCGCAGTTATTCATCGAAGACAGCACCGAATACAATGCCGTATAATGTTTCATGTTCTCAGGCTCTGCTTTGATGTGAGAAAGAATATTTTCCGCTACGTCAAGATAACGTCTGTCAGTGTGTTCGCCCGCTATTATCTCCGCTTGCAGTGCTTCCATTCTCGTTCACCTCTTCCGTTCGCCTGAAATAATCACGAAATACAGATTTTATCTTCTGATACCACCTATACTGTACCGTGTGAACAGCCGCAGAATCATCTATTACCATCCACAAATCAAGATTGCTTTTCCTCTTCCATCCGATTTCAAACGTTTTCGGGATAAAGTCGCATTGAGTGTATACCGTAACATTGCACGGTTCTTTCAATGCTTTCAGCCCTTCGGCTATAGCTACCATCGTACAACGTATGGAATTCCATCCGGCGATTCTTCCGCTAATGTATTTCTCGCGCTTTCCATACCTCAACAGTGTCTGCCAATACCCAATTCCGCTATCTTCGATAAAACCTCCGAAAACGTATATATCGACATATCTCATACACACCTCGGAGGTCTTTTTTGTTTTTGCACGATTTTTGAAAAACAGAGCAAAGACATTTACAAAGTCCTGATTACAAAAGCTCTAAGTTTTTTAGTTTTTGAGAATATTTGAGGGGCTAACACGCGCCCGCCGCTCTACAGCCGTCAACCACCCGGCGTTGCATATCGGGTATCTCTTCCCCGAATTATACAAAATCTTCATTTTGCCTAATTTGTTATGCGTTTGTCTGGGTGTGTCTGTACGCTCTCATAATGCTTTATGCGCTTAACTAAGTCCTTCCCTGCCCTATCACAAAATCGTGAATATATCGCTCTCGCGGCTTTGTGGCGCGTCTCATGTGTCGCTCGTGTCCTTGCTGTCGTATATCTCTATAACATCATCAAGTTTTGGTGCGTCGATTTGCTCTGTGGGCGTCTGTGCGACCTCTAAGCGCGTGTTATTTGCAAAGCCTTGCGAACTGTTGTTAAGCAAAAACATCGCGTATACGGGATTGAGCGAGCCGTCCGCGCCCTTTTGGACTGTGTTTGCGGCTATAAGCGTCTTCATTCTTTTTATAATTGTAGAATGACGCTGACCTATACGCGACTTAGTCCCCCACTCTATAAGGGTTACACGATCGACACCGAGAGCAACGGCGAGACTTGCCAGCGAGGGGAAAGCGTGGTATCGGGTGCACCATGATATATAGTCGTTGCAACGCTGCTCTACCTCATCCGCGCTGTCCAGGTCAACAGCCGGCAACGTCATAAGCTCTTGTAGAGCGGTAAGCGTATCGGGGTTTACTTCGCTAAGCGGCGTTCGCGGGTCCGAACATCCGTTTAATTCACACTCCAAACGTTCTCGTGCTGCAATCGCTTTGTTATGATTGCTTGTCTTGCGTCCTTGCTTCTTCCGCTTATTCGGTTGTTCTACATTTGTAAACTCTCCCGCTGTCTCAAAGCCTGCTATATGCTCAACTTTCACTTCACTTTCTCCCTCCCATTTAATTTATTATATAACTATATTATAACAATAATAGTGATATATTAAGGCTGATTTCTTTCTTCTTTCCTTTTCTTCCTCTCCCCCCCTCCCCCGTGATTGATTATAGCACTAAACTATACGTTTGTCAAGTGTGGAACTGGAGTAAATTGTGTCGGAATTGTTAACGGCAAAAAGAAAAGAGGCTTGTGCCCCTCTTGCTTATATAAGACCCTGCAACCGCTTTTTAATATCCTCGTCAAAGTCTGATTTGTCCGGCTGTCTGTCCGGCTTAAGTGCATCTGCGACTTTCGCCAAGACTTCCCGCCGCGCTTCTTCTTTTGCTCTTTCTTCTACCTTTGTAAAATCCTCTATCCCTGCATAATTGTCAACCGCTCTTGTAATATAAGCGTTGAGCGACAGCCCCGCCGCCTTGGCTTTCTCCGTCCACTGGGATTTTTTGCCTTTTTCGGTCGTTAAATTAATGCGGTCGTATGATTGCTTTATGTAGTCGTTTGCGTATTTTGTAGCGTCAAATTCTGCCATTTTCAGCACCTCCATTTTCCCCCAATTTTAGCACGCGCAATGTGCAAATGTCAATATACTATTTGCACAAAATAGATGCAATATATTTGTGTAATATTATTTAATATATTTGCGTTAAACCTATTGACTATTTGCGCAAATAGTGATATAATATAGATGTCAAAGGGAGAGAGCAAAAATCCTCCCGAAGCTCTTTAAAACTAAATAAAAAATGAAAAAATCAAGGAGAACAAAAATGAAATACTACTCACAGATGATTATCTCCACAGCCAGTTACACCACCGAGCTTGACCAGCCGCAGGAAATCGAAAAAAAGGAATTTACCCAAAAAAACATCAACGGGTGGTGCGAGCAGTACGCCGCAGACACTGGTGACAGCTCTTACATTGACTGTCTCGGATTTGTCCTCACCGACGAGGACGGGAACGAAATAGAAACTCTCTATTACCGAGAGCACCGCGCCGATTTTCACGGCTCACACAAAACCCACTAAGCAGAAATGAAAAAAATCACAACATTGACGCTCATCATCCTGCTGGGGAAACCCCGTTAATGCGGTCTGGCAGACGGTCACAAGCCCCGACAGCCGAAAGAAAGGAAAAAACAATGACAAATTACGAAATCCGTGAAAATCATCATTACAACAGCCGCGAGGTATATTTTGACGGCAAGCCGTCCCGCGCAACTCTCGACGCGATGAAGGCGTTGAAAATGCGCTGGAATCACGTTAAAAGCTGCTGGTATGGATACGCGCAGGAGTGCGACCTTATCAACGCCATCATCACCAACGACAGAGACGGTGAGGACATCACCGGAGAAAAGACGGAGGGCGCGACGGTCTACACAAGCGGCTATCTCGGCGGCGGCGCGGTCTACGGCTCAAAGTCTGATAAACACCTCTACGGCGCGGACTTATCAAAAGCCATCCGCGAGGACTTAAAAGTGGCGGGCATTAAGGGCGCGTCCGTGCGCTGTAAATCTTACTCCGGCGGACAGTCAATCACTGTCACGCTCTCACTCCCTCAATCCGCGTACGTCGGAAAGGAACAGTTTGCTGTCGATTATCGCATTCCCACGTCCGCAAGCTGGATTTACTACGAGGACGAGGACGGAAAAAGCCAAACAATGCACATTGACAAATACTACAGCCGCGAGACATCAGCCGACGAGCGGGAGAAAATCCGTATCAGCGCGGCAGCCTCGGAATATAGCCGCGAAGCCGAAAGCGAAAACGACTTGAATATTTTCCACCTCGACAAATATAAAGTGTACACCCCGGAAACGATGGAAACCATCAAAAAAGTGAATTCCATCATCAGCGCATACCGCTATGACGAATCAAACGCCATGGTCGACTACTTCGATACAAACTTTTATTATAGCATCGTCACAAAGCCGTTAGTAAAATAACATCATCTCCCGCTTCGGCGGGAATCGTCAGCCGGTAAAAGTCCGGCTCTGAAGAGCAAGAGCGAAACGGAGGTATCAATAATGTCACACGCCCACAAATCAATCCGCGAATGCGTCCGCGCGACGTACCGCGCGAGAATCAACCGAGGATTTACAGACCGAGCCGAGATGGATTATCTCACGCTGGGCATAGTCTCCTGCTCCCCCATCAAGCAGGAGCGTTACCAGAGCGGCACATATACCGCCATCAATAAAAAGTAAAAAAATTTCTCAAAACCTATTGACAAACCGCGGACTTTGCGGTATAATATAGGTGTAAAGAAAAGAACGAAAAGGAGAACATCATGAAGCTTATCGACAAAAACACAGGAAAAACCCTCTATTCAGTTCTCGGCGGAGAAAACCTCACCCTCGACGAAGCTATCGAGTGGGCAGGAGCGGAAGCCACCGAAGACCAGACCTACATCATCGACGGCGAGGAATACTCATACGAAGACCTCGACTGGGTTGTCGACAGCTACCAGCCCGACGACGAGCCGGAAGAACCCAAAAGCTGGGCGGTGAGAATCGCTCTCCTCCACGAAGACTACCCCTACGACGTTGAGACCAAAGCTTACTACGGATTCGACGAAGCAGAAGAAGATGCTCGCTTCATAGCCGCGAGAATCGACAAATGGGAAGATTCCCATTCTCGCCGCTCACGCCGCCCCGACGACCTCCCGACTGAAGGAGGTGTCGACGGCTACGAGATAGCTTTTGAGTCATCTCCCGAACTCCACATCATTCTCAACACGCAGCCCGCCGAGAACCTCCTTTATTCTTACGTCATCGACGACGGAAATCTTCTCAAGGTAGCCGACGAGGACACGGAGGGGGGAATCGAACTCCGAGAGCTCCTCGAAACCAAGCACAGCAGTGCGGTTGAACTCAGCTTCTCCTACTCCTTCGCCGAGCTCGCCAAGGAGGTCATCATCGACCAGGGCAAGCGAATCACCGCCGAGGAAGCTATTAAAAGATACGGTTTTCTCCGCCTCATCGACGACATTTTCGCACAAAAGTGCTACGTATATAAGGATTACGCGCTCGACATCATCGGCGAATATCACGAGAAATATGACGACGACGAGAAAACCGACTACTACGACGACGAGCACAGCTACGCTCACACGATTAAGAGACTCGCCGAACCCGGCTACCACATGACACAAGTAGAGCTCATCGAAAAGCTGGCAAAGCGCGACTGTTTCCCGGAGGGGGCGGTCCTTTAATCAAGCCGACCGAGCGGCTATAAATAGGGTTTAAGCTCGGTGCGTTCCCTCTTCGGAGGGAGATATCTATCAAAATCGAAAGGTGAATCAAAAATGAGAATCATATCATATTCAACGAGTAAACCTATAACTACCGAAACTGACACCTACACGGTTATCTACGACCTTCCGAGCAAAATAGCCACCGAACCGATTGTCATTCACTCTCGCGGCTTCGACAGTTGGAAAAAAGGCGAAATAATCACTTTTTCCGAGTTCGACGCAAACAGAAGTTATGAGCTTGTTTGCGAGTTTGACTTAACGCGGTGCTACGACGATTACTACGGCATTGCTCTCAAATTAGCCGGATACAAGCCGAAATTTAGCTTCAGCCGTAACAACCTTAACGATTCCCCCATGTCTCTCAATAACCCAAGTGCGGATTGGGAGAACAAAATAGTCGATGAGGTTGTGAATTCTGACGAAGAGCTAAAAATACAAGCTGCCGCAGTTCAGCTTATGCTCCGCGATAGAGTAAAAGCAGCCCTCGAAGAGCCGTATTTCACGGCTCTAGGCAGAAGGCTTGAAGATATAGATTGGCATCTGCCCAAGTACGCCTATGTAAAGAATGTCGAACGCAACGGAAGAAAATATCTTCTCACCGTCGACCTCAAGACACTCAGAGTTTCTTTTAACTTGCAGAGTTTCTTTTAACTTGCAGGAGGAATAAAACATGGAAAAGAAACAACTTGTGATATACGAGGTCGCGCGAACCGCAATAGCCAAAGACGGCTCGGAGCAAACCTCGACGACGTATCATCTTGTCGAGGAACACGCAAAGATCGCCGAAGAGCGCGATATCCTCAAATCAAAGTTGGATATCAAGCAATGCGATACTGCGAAATATCGCGTAAAATACGCTGAGCATACCATCACAATACCCCGCCGCGAATACATTGTCACGGGAAATCAGCTCGACCAGCTTTTGAAAGACATCAAACGCGGAAAAGTTGAGTGTGAAGGCTTTATAAACCACGCAACACTCGACTTTGACAACGTCGAGAACGAGCGAATAACGGAAATCAACGAATGAATCACGAAAGGAGATGAATAATCATGTTATTATCAGATTTCCACCGTCTCCGCATCGCCGCGGAGGACTGCTCATCACTTGATGAGTACATCGCCGAGGAAGGCGGAAGCCTGCCGGAGGAATGCTATCTCGCCGATATGAGCGTAGACGCGCCCATCAAAATCTTAACCATCATCTGGGAGCTTTCGCGCTGCTTCACCGCATCTAAAGTCCGCGAAATCAGCGGATTAACGCAGGTGGAGTTTGCCCGAAACTACCTAATCGGCAAAAGAACCGTCGAAGGGTGGGATATGGGCGAAACGCAACCGCCCGAATACGCCCTTGAGCTGCTGGCGGCGGATGTTGTGTCGGCGAAAATTAAGGAGGTGATGGAGGAAAACTGAAAAATTCGCAGAAACGGAAAAGCAGCGTATGCATCACGACGCACAGCGAAGGAAGAGCAAGGCGAGGCAAAGAATCGATTGGCGAGGCGACGGAATAGAATCGCACTGTATAGTTGGAAATGCTGTGAAAAGCAAAGAAACGGCATTGCACGGTTGGAAAGGTTGAGAGAAGCAATGGAATAGCACTGCAATTAATAGATGGAAAAGCAGTGAAAAGGAAAAGAAAGGACTAAAAACATGGCAGATTTTGTAGCAAAACAGATGAAAGTTAGATTGACGTTTGTGGAAGAGGTGTTGGGCTCGTCCCCCTCGAGTGAGAAAATCTATAGCGAGTACATAGCAAGCAAAGCACCGGACTCGCTTGACACAGAGGACGAAATAGAAGCAATCGAAAACGAGGAAGACAAAGGCGTGACGGTCTTCCCCAAACAGGACGGTAAGCCCGGCGTTTGGGATTACCAAATAAAAGGCGCGTTTAAGGACGCTTGCGGCGGTCTTTCCCGCGTCAAAACGACGGAATCAGCCAAAATCAAGGCTTATAAAAAAGTCATCGATAAGCTGATATTTGTCGAGCCGCGTTTCGCACCGTATCAAGTCAACGGCAAGCTCGGCATATGCGAGCGACCGCTGAGGACGAGCGGCGCGACCGGCGAAAGAACAGCCCTCGCCGCGTCGGAAACTCTTCCCGCCGGTTCATCCGTCGAGTTCACAATTCTGCTGTTCGATGAAAAACTCGAGCCGGCAGTCCGCGAATGGCTTGATTACGGCAAGTACAGCGGTTTCGGGCAGTGGAGAAATTCCGGAAAAGGAAGACATCTGTGGGACGAACTCGACACAGACGGCAATATAATCGGTGGGAACAATGAGTACGTTAAGACAAAGGAATAAGTCTCTTTACTGGGCATGGAAAGCCATGAAACAGCGGACACAGAACCCTAAATGTCATGCTTACAAAAATTATGGAGCAAGAGGCATCTCGGTTTGCGCGGAATGGCAAGCGTTCGAGCCGTTTTGCGAATGGGCGTTGACAAATGGCTATCAACAAGGTCTTGACCTCGACCGCGTAGACAACGACGGAAATTATTGCCCCGAAAATTGCCGGTGGATAACGCGTCAAGAGAACATAAATAATCGCCGAAAGACGTTGTTCTTTACCGTCGACGGAAAAAGGCTTTCGTGCTCTTCATGGGCAGAGTTGTCGGGCATTCCACGCGGTTCAATCAAGGTTTGGGCTGAGACAAAAGGATTTTCTTACGCAGAAAAACGCATCAAAGACGCATTGGTCAACGGATACGTGCCCAAGGATTACGGGAATCAACGCAAGGCGGTTCGCCATGTTGAGAGTGGTAGAGTTTTCCGCTCGGTTAGAGAGGCTGCTGATTTTTTCCGCATTAACAGCGGAGCACTTTCACATTGCATTAACCATACAAGCGGCAAAACCCGTAAAGGCAGATTCACCTGGGAAGAAATCAAATAAAGCAAAAAAAGAGAGCCGCAAGGCTCTTTTTTATTTTGTATCCGTTTTGCTCATTTGTGAATAAGCAACAAAGCAAAGTATCATTTGCGGCAATACAAATAAAAGCTCGGTAATGCGAAAGACAACAGAAACCGAATATAAAATTCCCGCAACAAGAGCGTTCCTGCTCATTCCGTTTGAAACGCCAATCCAACTAAAGATAACTCCGATTATAGTCAATATGACTTGCGGGGCAGTTATCATCGTTCCTAAAATCTGCCCTAACCCATATAAATTGTTTTCGGCTGTTGTAAGCTTGTTTATCAAATCACAAAGCAAAATCCCTGCATAAATATTGCCTATTATTGACGAAATCAAAAGCAGTGTATTTGGTTTATACTTTTTCATCAGCTTATGTTCCCGCTAAATTGCACATCGTAACTGTAGTAAAAATAGCCGTCTTGGAAATGTACAGTTTGCGAATCATCCCAAACATCCAGTTTGCCGCTGATTTTAGATACAGTCATAGGGAGTTCGACATTGTTCTCTGAATAATATCTTATATATCCCGATGAATCAGCTGCTATACGATAGGAATCATTACTCACATCATAGCTAAAACCGTTTATCGATATGGCAGATGAAGTTGCTTTCAGCTCAACACTTGTTTTGTTGGTTGCCAAAAACTCAATGTAGTATTTATTCTCGCCCCAGTAGTTTTCTTCGGAGTAAACACGACTGAACGAAATAGTGATAAAATCATCATCATACAGCACGTTGCTCGTATTTTGATAACCGCTATCATTTTCATATCCGCTGTAACCGCCGGAACTTGACACCGTAGCCATACGCCGGTCGGAATCATAGCCGACTTCAAGTCCGTATGCTTCGGCAAGCGCGCGGAGCGGTGCATAAGTCGTGCCGTTGTAGGAGAACGTCATTACATCATTTCCGTTTGCGTCCTTCGGGTGGAACTCTTCCCCATCAACGAGAATCTTTATCGACGGGTCTACATCAATCGTCATGAGCTGCCCTGCCGCGAGTAGCGAGGTTGACATAGAGGTAACAATTCCGCAGGCTATAAGTATCTTCGTGCTGTTCTTCATTTGCTGTCACATCCTTTCGGATAAAGGGTATCACAAAATCAATTCTCAGTCAAGAGCTTAGACAAAAGTTTATCAACAAAACGCAAAAAAACGTAAAAAAATACCGCAAAAACCCCGCTGTTACGAGAAAAGAAAAAAGAGAGAGAAAGAAGAAAGAAGAAAAAGAAAGAAAAGAACCAAAAGAAAGAATAAAGAAGAAAGAAGAAATAGAGAGATAAAAGAAAAGAGTAAGGGGGCTCTATAGCCGCCCCCCAACCCCGGCACTGTTCAGCAGAGCTGAACGACTATATAGAGAAAAAAGAATAGTATAACTATATTTTATAGTATTAACTATATATATAAGTATATACTATCAAGTATAGTATTACTAAATTTAGAGTATGTTTATAGTATATCTTATTTTTTATTTTATAGAATATACGCAGTTTTAGGCGTTTTTCTTTTTTTGCCGCCGCATTGCCTTTTCTGCATTTCCACTTCTGCGGCTTGCTTTTCGCCCGATAGCATTCCCGCGCCCTTGCTGTGCATTCAAAACACCCCACAACGCGCCAGAATTGTCTGTGGCGCGTGTTATTTGTCTTTTTAGTGTATTTACCTGTCTTGAATAATAACACGCTTTAAACGGCTTCTGTGACGTTCAGAACGTGTTCCGTCAAATCAGTTTCCCACAAAAGTTTTGCCGGATAGTGAGGTTTGACAGTCAAACGAATGTCAAATTGACGTCAAACGGAAGTCAAATTGAATTCAATCGGAAGTCAAACGATGTTTAACCGCTAATTAACAGTGATTTAACCGTTACAGTAACGTTACAGTAACACCGTTCCAAAAACAGAAAGTCTCCGTGACCGTCACTGTGACTATCACCGTGACTGCTTAATCTGACTGTCGGACGAATGTCAGTTGGCAGTCAATCTTACAAAAATCTTACAACCGTCTTACAGTAAGACAAAAAAAGAGCAAGGAATCGCTTCCCTGCTCTTTTTTTATTTGCTTTGTTCTTTTGGTTCGCCACCGCCTGCTTGTTTTCGCCATTTCGCGACGTTCAAAGCGAATTTCTCTATCACTTTCCAGTCTTCCGGCTCAAGCTCGGCAAGTGCCATCACAAATTGCTTCACAAAAGATTCATCGGATTCATTCACTAATTTTCCGAACGCATCTATCAATGCATCTTCTGTGTCTTTCGGGCGGAACATATCTCCCTTGCCCGTTCTAAGCCAATTTTCGGCAACACCGTATGTATTGCATATATCGGAGATAACTCTATCAGTGACACCTATTCTGCCTATCTCTATATTGCCTAAGTTCGAACGCGATATGTTAATTCCCGCCGCGAACTCTTCCTGTGTTATCTTGCAGGCTTTTCTGACAGCGCGGATTCTTTCACTGATTTTATCTTCGCTCATTGATGCATCAACTCCTTTCCGTACTTAAATTATACCATCATTGCAATTGTTTGTCAATGACATTGGATAAAAATATTTTTTTATTTTTTGCTCGAAAATGCTTGACAAGCGCATTTAAGAGTGATATAATGATTACAGCAAACAAATTTAAGGCTTTCACAAACATTTTATACGGAGGTAAAAATGAAAAAGTATCAATTACAAGAGATTGACAATCCCGTTCTTGAAAGCATTCAATCAGCTTGCCTTGAATCAGGCGATATAGGACGCGCAATCATTCTCGCATACGCCCAAGGCTATGCAGAAGGAAAAAAGCACCGTGAAGAGTGCAAGGCTGACGAAAAGAAAGATGAAAAGTAATGGATGAAACTATCATTGTTCGCGATGGAGCTTTTTACATCAAGTTTGATGAAAGCTTGAATGAAATTGCGAGGAACAACAACTTTTTCGATTTGATACAGGCATACTTTAGAGCCGATGATGAAGGACGTAAGGTAATCGTATCTTACTTGCTCGGCTATGCGGCAGGCAAGAGACACCGCGAAGAAAGAGGACATCAAATGAGCAGCCCCTACAAATTCAGCGAGTGGACATACGTCGATAAGGCAATCGCCGAAAATCACCACATATGCACCCGCTGTCACAGCGACATCACATCAGACCACATCGGAAAGCCCGTCCTCATCACATACGACGGAGACAATATCGAGTATATCTGCCCCGATTGCACAGTAGACTTCTTCTTCTACTCCCTCGGTAAGACGCTGGAAACACTGAACTGCGACCCCGTAGACACCGAGCAGGGCGAAGAAGACCGAAAGGAGCGGATGAAGAATGCCGATAGGCATATATGACAGAAGCAAGTCGAAACCCCGCAGAAAAACAGGAGGCAGACCGGCAGGAAGCGGAATTTTGCCCGAAGACGAAATCGTCTGCCTGACCTGCACCAAGAAGGTGTGCTACGGCGGCGGCGATTGCTTCAACGCCCGAAAGAAGGAACGAAAAGAAAAGGAGACAACCAAATGACCGAGACAAACGAGATAACAGCTCTCGCCAATATCTACACCGAGGATATCATTCCCGAAGGCGTGAACCTCGTCGAGATAAAGAGCGAGCTTGTCCTTGAAAACCACCTTGCAGACCTCATAGCACCGATAAACGAGTTCTGCGACAGAGTAGAAAACGTGCCGATAACGGAAGATACCGCAAAGGACTACCGCAAGGCACGAACAAAGCTCCGCAAAATGACGGCGAATTTCAATGACTATGTAGCCGGAATAAAAACCGCAGTCCTCGCCGGATATATCGACTTTGAGAACGACGCAAAAAACATCAAAAAACGCCTCGAAGCCGCCGACAAGCACATGAAGGAAGCTCTCGACAGCTTAAAGGAAAACGCGTCAGAAACGCCCACAACGCCGTCAGAGGACGCTAAGCTCTATAGGCTTACTTATATTGCCACAGGTACTAAGGAACAGCTCGTAAAGCTCAGGAACTTTATGGAACAAGAAGGCATACAGTACGAAGATTATAAACCGTTTAACGCAAGAAAGGATAACTGAACATGGACGCACCTCAGACACAGGAAAAGAAAACATTAGATGAAAGAGCAATGGTTGAATTTCAGGATTCTCGCGGAGATACAGTTAAACTCTCCCCCTCAATCGTCACCAAATTCATCACAGGCAATAACGCAAATATCACTCTCGCGGAGTTCAAATTCTTCTCCGAACTCTGCCGCGCAAGAAAGCTGAATCCATTTCTCAAAGAAGCATACTGCATTAAGTACGGCACACAGCCCGCGACAATCGTTGTGTCAAAAGACGTGTACGTTGAAAGAGCGGACGCGCACCCCGACTACGACGGAAAGGAAAGCGGACTTATCCTGCAAGATAAGGAAACCGGCGAGATAAAAGAGACTTTAGGATGTTTCTACAACACAAGCAATGATGACTTACTCGGCGCATGGTGCAAGGTTTACCGCAAATCCCGCAGCCACCCAGAATATATGTCGGTAGCATTCTCCGAAGTGGCACAGCGCAAGTCAAGTGGCGAACTCAACTCCAACTGGAGAGATAAGCCCGCAACAATGTGTGAAAAGGTGGCGGTAGTTAGAGCACTCAGAGCCGCATTTCCGCAGGAGTTCTCGCAGATGTATATAGAGAACGAGATGCCCGATTTAAGCCCCGCAGAACCCGTCCAGAAAGCTCCTAAAGCGCAGAAGCCGAAGAACGAACCTCTTGACGTTGATTTTGCAGACCTCGACGATATACCCGCAAGCGAAACTCCGGCAGAACAGGGCACAGGAACCGAAGCTAATGCCTAAGCGCGGAAGCGGAAAACTGTACGAGCTGAACGGCGAACAACATACGCTGACGGAGTGGTGCAGGCTCTACGGCGTTCCCGTGCAGAGAACGCAGGGAAGAATCAGCCGCGGCAACTATACCCTCTACGAAGCTCTCACAACACCGCAGGGGAACCCTATACAATCACGCAGGCGAAAGGAGGCACGGAAGAATGAAAAAAGCAACGGAGATAATCGACGAGAGACAGCTTGTAGATGAGCTGCACAGAAACTGGAAAACACGCGGCTACACCGACGGCGGAATGGCGGAATTGCTCGAAATAACACCGAAAACAATTCATTACAAAATCAGCGGAAACTTCCCTCACAACGGCTACAAAGCGCATTTTAAGGTCAACGAGATATTACAGTTAATACACTATCTCGGCTTCAAGCTCTATCTCGTGAGAGAGGATGATGTGAAGTGAACATCCCCGAAAGATGGATACCACTGCTTGATACGTTAAATGACAAAGACCTTGCAACACTCATAAGAGCGATTCTCCACAATGAAGATGAGCCGACGGTATCAAAGAAAAATCAAGCAATCATTCACAGCATTTACTCAGACTTGAGCAAGGTTAAGAGGAACAATGAATATCAAAAAAAATTCCATTCCAAATCTTATAATAATCTTAATCTAATATTAGAAAAAGATTTAAATAATATTAGATTAAGACAAGAAGAGAAAAGAGAAGCGTCTCCCCCTTGTTCCCCCTCTTCTTTTCCCCCACACCCCCTTATTAACTCCCCCTATAATCCCCCTCTTGAAGAGAAAAGAGAAGAAGCACTAACGGGCGTGTGCGCGGGCGCGTGTGAGGATGAGCAGATACCCTTTGAGGGCTTTGAACCCCTTGACCCGCCGGAATCCGAGGTTAAGCGCAGAAAACCGACGATAGCGGAGCGTTTTGAGGGCTTGTGGGAGGATTACCCCAAGAAAAACGGCAAAAAGAACGCTTATGAGAGCTATAAACGTGCTATAACAGCCGGAGTGGCTG